ATGGACGCACAAAAAACGGCTAATCCGCTGAGACAAGTACTTAAGATTAGTAAGAGAAGGAGAATAAAAATGAATCCATTAATTCAAAGTTTGACAGAAGGTCAACTTCGTTCTGATATCCCTGAGTTCCGTGCTGGTGATACTGTACGTGTTCACGCTAAAGTTGTCGAAGGTACTCGCGAACGTATTCAGATCTTTGAAGGTGTTGTTATCTCACGTAAAGGTCAAGGAATCTCAGAAATGTACACAGTACGTAAAATTTCTGGTGGTATCGGTGTAGAGCGTACATTCCCAATTCACACTCCTCGTGTTGATAAAATCGAAGTTGTTCGTTATGGTAAAGTACGTCGTGCTAAACTTTACTACTTACGCGCATTGCAAGGTAAAGCTGCACGTATTAAAGAAATCCGTCGTTAATTTTGATGATCAGATTTTAAAAATGCTTGGTTGTTTGAGGATAGTAACTATGTTTTAAAACTGGACAACCAAGACGTAAAAAATCTGCCTGTGGGCAGTTTTTTTACTAGGTCCCCTTAGTTCAATGGATATAACAACTCCCTCCTAAGGAGTAATTGCTGGTTCGATTCCGGCAGGGGACATGTAAATAACGTCAAAAGCCTTTGTATTAAAGGCTTTTTGTTTTATTCCGATTTTAAAAGGGGCACAAAAGGGGCAGTTTGTTTATTTATAATTTCTTTCATATTTACAGTTGTGTGACTGTAAATAGATAATGTTGTTTTTGGATCGCTGTGACCAACTCTATCCATTATCGCATTTAGCGGTATCCCTTTTTCTGCTAAAAATGATATATGCGAGTGTCTAAATAAGTGCGTGTGATAATCTCCATAAATTTTCAATCGCTTATTGATGTACGCGTTTAAAATCGGTACACCGTTCGAATTTGGAAAGACGAATGAACTTGTCTTTTTCTGTCTATTGACGATATCTAAAATATTATCTGATACAGATATTTTGCGTGTTGATTTTTTGGTCTTGGTCGTAGTGATTTCTCGTGTGTTAAAATCGTAAGTTGCATTAATCAGAATTTCTTTATTTTCAAAATCTATTTTGTCGTAAGTCAGACAAGCTAATTCTCCATACCGTACACCCGTCAAAAACATGAATAAAACGATGTCTGCGAGCGTTTGTTCATCATTGTCTATCATTCTATTGCACAGGTCGTAAACCTCGTTAGATGTTAAATAAAGCACCTTTTCAGGCTTGTAATCATCCTTTGGTTTGGGAACTAAGACGTTCTCCGTCGGATTACTTGTCATATAGTCCATTTGTATCGCATAAGAAAATATAGCATGCAATCTCTTTCTACATTTATGCGTAACATGATACGAATTGTGTTTTAATAGTTTATCAATGATTAGTCTAATATCACGTTTAGTCAACTTGTTGATAATTGTATCATCTGGTAACACGGTTGCTATATGACTGTCAGATACTAAATAACCACGTTTTGTGGAGTCTTTGACGGTCGGTATCCATTGCTTTAGATATTCCTTTTTAAGTTCTCCGTAAGTCATTTCTGAGTGATTTCTGATAGCGAGCCTATCTTCAATCTTTTCCTGCAATATTAAACCAGCTTTTTTCTGAGCTTGACTAGAATTTTTATCTAGTGTCACAGATACTTTTTTGTACTTATTTGTTAGAGGGTCAGTATATCTTTCGATATATTTAAATTTCCCGTTGGCTAGCTCCTCTATCCACATTGTTTTTTACCTCATTTTCTGTTAAAATAGGTATGGTAAAAGCCCCTCCCAAAAAGCAGGTTTTTACTATACTAGAATTTGCCTCACGCTCTCCTTGGACAAAATTTGAGCGTGGGGCTTTTTTTATTTCCATAATCCTGAGTTATATCTCACTTTGATATCTTTAATCTTGCTGTTTGTCCCAAAAACAATACTAGCCGCTGCTGTTTCTCCATCTTTTACAACAACGCTATATCCGTCATTATCTAAATTTTCGCTGATAACTGAATCAAAAGAAATAGTTTCATCTCCATTGTAGGCGAAAATATCTCTTGTATCAAAACCTTTTGTTTCCCCAGTTGTATTTTTGAATTCTATCGGCACAATGATTTTATTTTTGAAATCTGTTGTTGTTGCTAACATTCTTGTTTTGTCATTATTTGGTTTATTTATAGTTAAGTAACCTCCACCCAATTTAACTTCATCACCAAAAGACGATACAACTTGATCTTTATTAAGATAAAATTTAATAGCTCTGACAGACAATTCTTCGTCAAAACGACTGGTAAAATCGGATATGGTTTTCCTAATACCTGACGTCGTTTTATTTTCTTGAGTTTTTTCTAATTTTGCTATTTTCTTCTCGTTAACAATATTAGTCTCTGCCAATCTGTAAATGACAAAAAACGAAAATCCTAAAACTAATAGTAGTATAGCGTGTGTCCAAAAATACCACTTTTTATAAAAAGGTTTTTTCATATCATAAATCTCCTAAATTAAATTTTTAAACTCATTTACTACCATCGCTTCATCGCAGATGGTGTTTAACCTATACGCTTTCATAAATCTATAAACATTAAAATCTTCTATGTCGTCAAGTTTTCCACAGACTACCCTTCTCTATAAATATCTACCACCTCACCAATGGTTCTGAAATCATCTCCTTCAGCTGGTGTGATGTCAGCATACTTTGGATTAAGTGACTGGAGGTAGTCGTTCTTTAATTTCTTGACATAGTTTTCACCGTTAACTTGGAAAATACCAATTTTGTTAATGTCAACTTGATCAGCCAGCTTAATAAATAAAAAGTCGCCATTTTTTATTTTTGGTTCCATTGAGTGACCGACAACAACCGCAACGGTGTCATAGTTTTTTTCATCTGGTATTTCATCAGCGTAGAAGTCAACCTCTGTGTCATAGTCATCCTCTTGCCAATATCCAGTACCAGCAGACACTTTACCGGGTACAGATAGACTTACACGTTTTCTGGAGCCGTATTCTGCCATCTTCTCTTGCAAGTTTATCACTTTGCCTTGTTCCTCAGATAAAAGTGTCTCAGATATAGCCAGCAACTTATTCTTTCGTACGTTGTTAAGTTTTGAATAGTTAGATAAGAGAATTGCTTGCCTTGGATCAAAGTTGACTTTGGAAGTTGCTCCATTAGTAGAGTGTTCTTCAATCAAATCTGACTTGTTAATTGAAAAGTATTCAGCCAAAAGTTCTATTTTCCCTATTCGTGGATAAGTTATACCCTTGAGCCAATCTCTAACCGTAGTATACTTCAGTCCTAAGTCTGCACATAGTGTATTTCTGTCTACTCTTTTTCGCTCCATATAAAATGCAAGGTTTTTAGAAAATATCTCTTTGTTCTCTAATTTTTTTGAAGACATTTTTGCACCTCCTTATAATGTATATATTACGGCAAAAACGCAAAAAAGTAAATAAAAAAATAAAAAAACCGTAAAAAAACGCAAAAAAATACTTGACATTGCGGTTTAACCGCAGTATAATATAATCAAGCTTAAGGAATTAAGCAAAACGAAAGGAGGTACAGCTAATGAAATCTAGGCTAAACAAAAAGCCTAAACACAAAGAAGTCGAGTTGGAAATTCACATTCTTTGGTTTAAGCTCAAAATCAAATATCTGATTACATGGTAATCGGATAGGGGGGTGAAATTCCCCCACCCCTAATGGGGTAAGTTTAGTTTAGCACATTGGCTGTATCTCTGCAAGAATGAAAGGAGAGTAAATGGATTTATTGAAAGTAGGTGGCATGACCTATAACGTTGTTATTCAGGAGCATTTCAAAGCTTATGATGATGATAGAAATCTCTGGGGGTATTGTGATTACGAACAACAAATCATATATATTCGTGAGTCATTATCAGAGCAAAAGAAAAAGCAAGTGCTAGTCCACGAACTAACACATGCTATTCTACATGAAGTTGGCTACAAAGAACAAGATGAAGAACTTGTTAGTCGTTTTTCAATCGGTCTGCATCAGGTTCTTAAAGATAATCCAACGCTTACTTTTCAGTCCTAACACCTTTGAACTTTCCACCAGTAGTTTTCGTGTCCATAAACTTGCCAGTAGATGTGTCACGCTTGGTATAAAGTCCAGTTTTAGGGTTATGAGACTGAGAGCGACCTTTGACGGCTCCGATACGACCGCCGCCTTTAGGTCCATTTTTCGCCATGACTTATCCTCCTTTCCACTAGGATAAGTTGATTATAACATTTTTAGGAGGTACAAAATGAATTGGAAAAAACTAATGCTAGGCGATTTAGAACACACGTTTACTAGTCGTAATGGCAAAGAAAAAACAAGTATTGAATTTGAAGGCGGCGTATTGCCAGCGCTATTGGTGCTAGGTGGTATCACTTGGCTGATCGCTTGGCTTATTACAAAATAAAAACTCCCATGAGGGAGTAGGAGGAAAATTATGATATTAAAAATTATTTTAATCTCATTCTTTACATCATTTATTACGTCATTATTTGTTACTAAAGGACTCATTGGAGTATTGTCTGATTCTTGGTTAAAAATATCGGAGCAAAATTATAAAAATTCTGAAGATATTATAAAAAGTGTAATTAAAGATCGTCTTCGGTAAATAAAATATCACTTCCATTAATAAGAGTATCTTTTAATTCATTCCCTAATGTCGTAAGACAATATACTTTATGCTCAACTGAAATAATCGTCTTCGGTGTGGAATATTCGTTTTCTTTAAGTAATTTCTGAACAGTTTCATCATTTTCAAGTGAAAATTTTTTAATGCTTGGAATAAATTGGTGACAATAAAAATTGGGATCAGGTGCAATTATTCCTTTACTAACTAAAAATTGAATTTCGGTTTCAATATTATCTTGGTAAAAATCAATGCCGTTATTGTACATTTCTTCCATTTCTGTGGGTTGTTCATAATTCCGAGTTGCTTCAAAATTATGAGGATAGATCCCTTTATAATATTTACTATCCCAATACCAGTTATATAAATTTGGATTTGAAAATAAATGATTACTACTTTGAATATTAATTTCAAATATAAAACGATTCGAAAAAAAGTATTGTAATAGTTTTGCATCTGAAGACGACATTTCTTTTAGTATAGAAGAATAAATAGGTTTGACAGTTTTTCTTTTATCCATACTTGATGCAATAAGTGAAGCGAATAAATTGCAAAAATCTTCATTAGATAATTTGTAAATAGAATCTTCCACTATCTGTGCGATTAATAATTTATTTTCATCAGAAAAATATTCTTCAGGTATTTGCTTTGTAGTTTTAGCAGTAGCATTTACTAAGTAATCGACTTTTGCTTTATCTTGTATGCCTTGTTCTATTTGCGGACCTAAAAAGTAGACAATAATCGAATAAAGGGCATATGAAATTGGTTCTAAAACGTTTTTAATGGGTTTTAGAGTATCGTCAGCATTAAGATAGAAATTGTTATTTAAATCATTAACCATATTTTCACCTCGACATTTTTATTTCAATTATACCACAGAAAGGAGGTGGAATAGATGCGCCCCAAAAAATATCCGTATAGCCAAAAAAACTATCCAGCGCCGAAGCTTCATAACATCATTGAAACCGATAATCATTTCTTGATAGATGATAAAAGGATTCATTATGTTATTGAAGATTCTGTAAAGACAAAAACCCTTGGCGATGGCTATGTTGAAGTAACACTTTCCATAATTGCCAAGAGTTTTACAAAATCACAAGGTTAGTTTGGCGATAGTCCTTGTGATAGAAGTTGGTGTAAGAGGGATACCTTCTTCTTTAAGGATATTCTTTAAACGGCTCGAAAAATTATTATCTTTAAGACTTTGAAGATATAAGTAACCAGTTGTTGTTACGCCATCGAAAAAATAGAAAGTAATATCTTTTGTTGGGCGACGTTTTCCTTTTATCAAGCAATCATCAAGTAAATTATCAATTACTTCTAAAGTGCCTGATATTACAATGTTTTTATCTAAGTCTTTAGAGAATTTTACAAATTCACTGTTAAGACTTAGATTATCAAATAAGCTATAAGCGTCGTCTGGTTTGGTTTCCACAAAGGTTTCCAAGACAATTGTATAAAGTTTGAAATAGTCAAACATCACATTCACCTCCTTTCTGCTCACATTATAGCAGATTAGAGGTACTAAAAACAGATAGAAAGGGGGTGGGAGAATGACGAAAATGACGTTGAAAGCTTTAAGAGCAACAAAAAACTGGAGTCAAGAAGAGGCTGCAAGAGCTTTGAAAGTTTCCAAAGATACATGGGGCAACTGGGAAAGAGGTAATACAGAGCCAAGTGTTACAAAGGCTTATCAAATTGCCTATATATTCGATATATCATTAGATGATATTATTTTTTTACCAAACATTGCGGTTTAAACGCAAACTCTTAGAAATAGAACAAAACTAACACAACACTAGAAAGGAGAAAAATGCAGGAAATAACAACACAAAATGATTTTGACTATTCACTTGTTGATTTTGAAACTCAAGAATTTTTACAAGAGCGTTCAAATATTATCTATGGAATTCAAAGCAAAAGCGCTTATGAAATAGGTAAGCAACTTGTTAAAGCTCAAGAAGTTTTGGCAAAAAATAGATATGGTTGTTTTGAAGAGTGGTATTCAAGCCTTGGATTTAGAAAAACAAAAGCTTATGAGTACATTAATCATTATAATTTCATTCGTTCGCAAAGCGAACAATTGAATATCGAAACATTTGAAGAACTTCCAAAAAAGCTTCAATCAGAAATGTCAAAGCCGTCTGCCAATCCAGAACTCAATCAAAAAGTCTTTGATGGGGATATTACAACTCATAAGCAATACAAAGAGTTAGAACGCCAACTCAAACTAGCAGAAGCTGACAAAGAACGGTTAAAACAACAAAATGAGAGACTAGCCGAACAAGCCTTGAGTGCTAAAGTCGTTGAAAAAGAAGTCGTAATCGAAAAAGTTCCAGATGATTATGAATCTACAAAGCAACTTAACCGGACTTTACTAGATAAAAATAAAGAGCTTTCCACAACACTTGAAGAAGCTGAATGGGAGCTAGATAGTAAAAAGCTTGAGTTATCGACAATAAAGCTTGAGTCACAACGAGCTATTGAAGTAACAAACCAGATTCGTCACCTCGAGGGCAAAAAAGAAAAACTTGAGAACCTTGTTACTTCGATAAGTGAGCTGTCCTCAATCATTAGTGACGTGCAAAACTTCTTCGATACGAAAATGGCGCCACTTCGTTTTAAGCCAATTATCAACAATGTCAATGCACATTATTCAGTTACGGAAGTAACCAAGATGGTTAACACAGTCCAGTCTTGGTGTGATGAAATGTACAAAATCATTCCATCCGGGAATAGAAAAATTATAGAAGAGGTAATAATCAATGAGTAAAGAATTATCAAAAATGAACGAAAAAGACGCTCTTGAAGTCGTCAAAGGAATGACGCTTGAAGATATGATGATTGAGGTTTTATCTTCTCAAAAGCAAGTAAAAGCTTCCCAAGAAGCCATTAAAAAAGATGTTGAAGAAGTTCGGTCTTTAGCAATTGAAATTGATAAAAAAGTCCACATCGACGATGTAGAAGCTAGTGAAATCAAAAGTATTATCAGCAAACAAGCTTATGGTTTTGCTAAAGAATATTTTGACGCATCAGGTAAAATCGCTAGTCAAAACCTATTTGCATCTAAAAAAGGTCAGTTCATCCGTTTGCAACATTCACGATTGAAACATCATTTCAATGTGACGAAGTACACTCATATCAAACATACAGAAGCAGAAAAAGCGTTCTCTTATTTAAAATCACTAACATTTGACAGTTTCTCATTGTTTGAAATTCGTGAAACACCAAAACAAAAAGAAATTATCGCTTTAGAAAAAGGCGATGTAGCTTAGAAAGGAGAAGGGATGGAAGAAATTTTAAGCAGTTGATCACTGAAAATATCTTAGAATTTTTAGGTTCTGACTATGGAAAAGGTTTCTTAACCGGCATAAAAATTGCCGTTGAGATTATTGCCAAACAAATACCGACACCTTCAGAAGAGGATATCGGTCATGATAGTTAATTTTTGCGCTGCTGTTCGAAAGCTTGTTTTAAATGAGTTGCCATCATTTGCTGAACAGCAAGAACGAAATCCATACTATGGAGCGTTCATACAAAATCAAAGTGTATATCACTAAGGAGAAAGAACATGATTACTATTTTAAAAGAAATAAACCAAACACTAAAAGAAATCCTAGCAGAATTAAAAGAACCTACTGTGGTAACAGTAGATTCTGAAAAGTTAAGTAATACGCTAACTACTGAACAGAAGATACGCCGATTATCTGGTCAATAAACAGAACAACAAATGGAAGGTTCAAAGTAGATTCTTTTGATGTTGACAAAGTAGCATCAACAAGCAACATAAATCTTTCGTTGTCATCTTTATTTTCTTTACGATATTCCAAGAATTCAAGGACATGAGCATACTTGGCTTTATCAGGATTTTCAGGTAATAAAGTTCCAGTGAATATTCCACTCGCTGTAATCACATTAAGCTTACAATTGCTTTTTTCCGAAAAAATAGCGACATCTGCAATAAGATTAGTTTTTAAAACGTCGTTCATTATAATCACCTCCTTTCGAGATGATTATACCACTAAAAAAGTCCGACGGGAATCGGACTCAAAACAAACTTAATTTACTTAATTATATCACAGAAAGGAAACAATATGCTAGCAAAACTTAAAAGCGGTATCGAAGTACCTTACGAAGAGCTTTGGCTTAATGATAACGACTTATCCGAATTTATTGGAAAGTCATTTGACCAAACGCAGCGATTACTAAGAAAGATGTACAAAGACAGAAATTATCGCAAATACATTGACAAGGTTGGCGGTCGTTCAACAAAAGTTAAAAAATTTGAAGAATGGAGAAAATTACAAAATGAAAAAATTATTTAACTTTATTTTCGCAAAACAAAAAAGAAGAAAGACCAAAATGGACAATTGAAACACATGTCTAAACGGGAAAGTGCTATATGACCTAGCAGACGTCAATAGATCTCTACGAACAAGTAGATCGAGAAAAGGAGTATGATATGGAAAATCCAATGACAGGAGTAGCAATACTAGCATTTATCGCTTTACTTGCATATCTCGGCAATCGCAATAGCAATCAAAAGACAATTACTAAGACTGTTGAGACGGTGTTAGATAACTACCAAGTTGTGCGAAAGGTTGAGAGACCAAAACGCACGGATTTTATAGAGTTACCTACCCCAGGATCATGCGGGAAAGTTTGGGGCAAGGATAGACCTTTTTAAGGAGTATTGAATGGCAGATAACAAAAAGTATTACTATCTAAAATTAAAAGAAAATTTTTTTGAAAGTGATGAAGCAATCATTTTAGAAAGTATGCCTGACGGCTATATCTATAGCAATATTTTGCTCAAGCTATACCTAAGAAGTTTAAAAAATGACGGTTTATTAATGTTTAACAACCTTATCCCTTACAACGCACAAATGCTTGCAACGATTACAAGACATCAGGTTGGCACTGTCGAAAAGGCTATTCAAATTTTTAGAGACCTACAACTAATTGAAATTCTTGATAATGGTGCTATATATATGACAAATATTCAAAATTTTGTCGGAAAATCAAGCACTGAGGCTGACAGGATACGAAAACTAAGAGCAAAAAATAACAGTGGTGTACAAATGTTGTACAAATGTACACCAGAGATAGAGATAGAGAAAGATAAAAAGATAGATATAAATATAGATAAAGAGTTAGAACTAGAACAAGATAAAGAAGATAGGTTTGTTGATGTTGTTGAAGCAAATCTTGGTAGAGGTCTTGTAAAGTTTGAGTTCGACATGATTAATGACTATCTCATTGGACAAAATGTCTCAAAGGATTTGTTTTTGGAAGCTGTTAAAGTAGCAGTTGCTAATAATGTCCGCAAATTTAATTACATCGCTCGCATTTTGGATAATTGGATTAATGATGGGATAAAGACTCCTGAACAAGCATATCAGGCTCAAAGAGACTTTAAAGCTAAAAAAGCTAACAAAACAATGCAATCACAATCCAACGTTCCTAGCTGGTCTAATCCAGACTACAAAGGACCAGATTTAAAAGAATTTGCACTAGGAAGCATAGACGATATAGAAGATGGATCAGGAGATTTTTAATTTTTTTAACAAACAAATCAAAAAAGATTTTGGTAAAACGGCGAGTAAAGAGACTTTTGCTAAGTTTGCTAGTTACTGCGCCGAAGGAATCGAAAAAAATGGAGTTAAGCCAATTTTTAATTGGATAAACCTATACGCTTTTGGAACCGGTATGACAACAGCAGAAGCAGACCGATTAAGAATAGAGCGATATAAACAGGAGAATACGTTATGACAAAACAACATAGAGAAACGCTTATCTGGTACCGAGCAAGTCATCAAGAGCGTGAGAAGCTGCTTGATTTTGGGCTAGTTGATAAATCACAGTACGTGACACTATTGCGGCAATTGCGCAAGAAATATGCGATTTAGGAAGGGATATATGGTTGAAATCAGAATTAACGGTGAGTCAATCACATTTGATAGCAATTTTAGGGATGCGCTTATATTTACGGTAGATCACCTAAAAAATTATGACGATCCTTCTTTGAGGCAGACTTACAACGAGTTTAAAGATTATACAGACGAGGACTTGATGGGATATATCAGCACAGAATTTGATGTAGACCCGGAAATGTTTGTTGATACTAATTCAGACAGCAGATGGAAAATTAAACAACGAATTTTAGAGGACTGACTGTGAACGAAGAAATATATGAGTCTAGTCGTTACTGGCAAAGTAGATACAGCGACTTGATGTCTGATTATCTTAAAGAAGCTGAAGAAAATATAGAGTTAAAGAAACAGTTGAAGAGATTAAAAGCCGAAAATTGGCAGCTGAAACACAGAAAGAGGAAATAAATGGCTTATTTATACGAGTTACAGGGTATTTATGCGCAATTATCAGCTATGGATCTTGATGATGAAACATTTCAAGACACTTTGGATAGCATCGATTTTCAATCAGATTTAGAGAATAATATTGAATATTTTGTAAAGATGTTAAAAAATACACAAGCTGATATTGAAATGTACAAAAACGAAAAAGAAACTTTTTACAAAAAGCAAAAGCAAGCAGAAGCCAAAGCGGAAAAATACAAAGATACAATTAGGCTAGCAATGGACTTAAGTCAAAAGAAAAAAGTTGATGCTGGAATGTTTAAAGTATCTTTGCGAAAAAGTAAGAAGGTTGAGGTTTTGGACGAAACAAAAATACCTTTTGAATACATGCAAGAAAAAGTTGAATACAAACCAAAAAAAGATGAAATCTCAAAAGTTTTAAAATCTGGAATTGATATATCTGGAGTTCAACTAATCGAAACAGAAAGTTTACAGGTGAAGTAGATGAGCATGACTTTTGCAGAATTGCAGACAAAAATGCAAATAACAAAAACAACAAAACAAGGCGTTAAATATACATTTCGCAATGCAGAAGATATTTTTACACACTTTAAAACACTAAATAGCGGGTGGGAGTTAACGGTATCTGACGAATTGGTGGAATTGATCGGCAGAATTTTTATCAAAGCAACAGCAACAGCTAGACTTGGTGATGAACAACACCAAGCGACAAGATATGCTGAGTTGGACAGTGTGCCTGTTTTAAATACTAAAGACTATAAAACAGGAGAACCTAAACAAATACAACAAATGCAAGTTCCGCAATGGACTGGTGCAGTGAGTTCGTACGCAGGTAAGTATGCCTTGCAAGGGCTGTTTGGAATTGGTGAGGAAGATGTAGATGCGATTGTTACAGAAGATACGCAACGCAAAGAACAAAAAACCTCCCGACCGACAACCTCTAAAACTCCTAAAATAAGCAATATCCAAGTCGAGACTTACAAGTCTGATTTAAATGATATTGCGAAAGCCACAAACCAAAACGTTGAAGAGTTAACAAAATGGCTAACCGATACTTTAAAAGTGGGGACACTGGAAAATTTGCATACGGAACACATTGTTTCGGCAGACGAATTAATCAATAAACTCAAAAAGAAAGCAGGACTAAAAAATGATTAATAATATTGTACTTGTAGGTCGCATGACCAAGGATGCCGAACTTCGTCACACGCCAAGTCAAGTAGCTGTAGCTACGTTTACACTTGCAGTTAACCGCAGATTCAAAGAGCAAAACGGAGAGCGAGAGACGGACTTCATTAATTGTGTTATCTGGCGACAATCTGCTGAAAATCTAGCAAACTGGGCTAAAAAAGGGACTTTAATCGGTATCACAGGGCACATTCAGACACGCAATTACGAAAATCAGCAAGGGCAACGTATCTATGTAACAGAAGTTGTTGCGGAAAATTTCCAATTATTAGAAAGTCGCAATAGCCAACAACAGACTAATCAAAGCGGCAATAGTTCTAATTCTCATTTTGGCAATGCCAACAAAATGGATATTTCAGATGATGACTTACCATTCTAAATATGACGAAGCCGCGGAAGCAAAGGATATATGCAATATATGACGACGACAAGTTTGTCGACGTTGGCACAAAAGAAGAGTTATCAGCACGGCTTGGTATCAAAAAAGCAACCATAGAACAGTACATGACTAAATCTTATCAAGCTAGACCTAGCTCAAAAAGAATCGCTATTTTTGTAGGAGTTGAAGAAATTGAATTTTAAAACAGAGTTTGAGATACCAGTAGAGCCAAAACCACAAACAAGACCAAAATTTAGCAAGTGGGGAACGTATGAAGACCCTAAAATGAAAAAGTGGAGAAAACAAGTCACTGGTTGGATTGAAAAAAACTATAATGGGCCATTTTTTGATAACTGTGTAAAAGTAGATGTCACGTTTTACATGAGAGCGCCACAAACGCTAATAAAAGAGCCTACGGCACGCTCAAAAAGTAAAACCGTACAAATATATCAAAAATTTATAAACGAGCTTATATGGCACGTAAAGAAGCCTGATATTGATAACCTAGTTAAAGCTGTTTTTGATAGTATTTCAGACGCGGGTTATGACAAAATACAAAAATCGGGGATTGTCTGGTCAGACGATAATATTGTATGTGACTTAAGAGCAACAAAAAAGTATAGTCCAAACCCTAGAATAAAAGTAAAAATTGAGGAAATAGATGAACGAACTAACGGATAAATTTTATAGTATCTTTGATAGCAGTATTTTGAGACGTGTCAAAGAGTTAAATCTAGATGATAAAACATCAGAACGCTTAAGACTAAATATCTCAAATAACAAGCGTAGAAATATACTGCCAAGGCCTTACGTAATCGAAGCATTTAAAGATTATTTTGATAAAGACACTTATGTACAGATGTATCTCAAATCATATCGTGAGTATCACGATCCAAATGACCATGAAACAGAACTTTTTTGTAAAACTAAAAAGAGCGCACAAAGATACTAAGTTAGAGCATTACAAGCAGACTAAACGTCTGATATATGCAGCTATGAGTTTTTAGAGGTATAACACATGACAGATAAAATTAACGCAGAAACTATGCAAGTAGCATATAACGAAAACTATCAAACATTTTTAGCCAAAAACGCAGATTACGGAAATTCTTTCGAGAAGTCTCTAAACGACTTCGGATACATCGCTGGTATCGTTCGTATAGGCGATAAATACAACAGACTATATAATCTTATAAGCAGCGACAAAAACGTCTCAGAAAGCCTGTCAGACACGTTAAACGACATGGCTAATTATTGCGTGATGTTAGCGGTTTGGTTGGAGGTTAAGGATGATACCAAAATTTAGAGTGTGGGATAAAGTAACGCAAGCTATGGGCGTGGTTGAAGCAATAGATTACGTCGATAACAAAATATACACCTTTTATCGGAAAGTTGTCCGTAGATATATCCCTTTCGAGGAAGCTGTGTTAATGCAATCAACAGGCCTAAAAGATAAAAACGGCATTGAGGTGTTTGATGGGGATATCGTTAAGTGTTGCAGACTTTTTAACGACTCTTTGTCTGAGTACGTAGGACAAGTAAAATTTGTAGATTTTGGTTGGAACATAGTTGATAAAGCAGATACACACGATCCATTTTACAACTACAAAGACGGGTGTCCAGACGAAATTCGGGAAATCGAAAATATCGGAAATATACACGAAAATCCAGAATTACTAGAAAGGTTAGAAGGATGATTGAAGAATAAGAAATACTTGACTGCATTACGCAGGACACAAAAGCAACTTAAACGTGCTAGTGATGATAGAGCTAGACAGACAAAACGGATTGCTGAGCTGACTGGAAATGGGGGATAGGGTATGATTGACGAAATTTTAAAAAGACTTAATAAAGAATTTGACAATGATCTGGATAACTACGGACAAGAAAGCTACGCTGGTTATATGGCTGCAATAGGTGTAGCAATTGAAATTGTTGAAGAAGTTAAGCGAGGTAGAAAATGAATATTGAAGAAGCGAAGAAATTGATAGACAAACAGTCTATTGGTAAAGGTGGTGTCGGCGACATTCCAGTAGTGAAAACACATATTGTAAAAGTATTACTCGACCAACTCATTCAACCAAAACCAGAAGTGCCACAGTTTGTGGCTGATTGGATTGAGGAACATAAAAAATCATTTTCGGATGCGTCTGCAATAGATATGTACGATAATCTCACCTCTGATAACCGAGGTGGCTATTATCATGATGTGTGGCTTTGGGCTATTGACCACCACAATGATTTTATTAGTGCTTGGATGCATGGCTACACAATCGAAAAAGAGAAGCTGTATACGGTTGAGATACCAAATCCGAATAGTGATTTAAAAATAATTTTAGTAAAGGTAAACAAGAAACTAAAATTAATTGAAGCATATGAAGATCAATTAGAGGAATACAAAAATATTAGAAACGTCACCGAATCCGAAATCCGCAAAGACTTTGACTGGGCTTGGCAGTTTAGAAAAGATGTAGAAAATGAATGAAAGAGAGTTAAATAAGATTATGAATTATGATAAAAATAAAAATGCTGCTAAAAAGAACTTTATTATACTTTTAGTTCTATTGCCGTTCGGCTTAGTATTATCTGGATTTGTTATTAAATACGGTTGGAATAATATTTTATTAACAATCGATGGTGTACCATCTATCAATTTACCGCAAGCTGTAGGAATTGATGTGTTAATTAGTTTTGTTATTGCTAAAAAAAATACGGATGAAGATTTTGCTACAGTGATTGCAAGAGCGTTTATTTCTCCGCTAGTCGTATTGTTATTGCTTTGGATAGTGACTTTGTTTATGTAATATCTTGAGGTAACAGAATGAATGAAGAATTAGGAGTGTTGGTAAATCCCAAACGTGCGTATTATGTAGGAAATAATCGGGACGGATTACCAGTATACACAGTCAACACCGAATATGCACACAAATGCACACGCAAAGAAGCAGAACAGTTTCCGCAGTTTAGATGGGTGAGTTTGGAGGAGTTGAGATGACATATTTAAAAAAATTATTTGAAGCCGTTAAATTTCTCAACTCTATGGAAAAACAGAACAAAAAAATAATGATTACTTTCCATAATAAAAAAGTTCATTTTTACGAGTTAGAAGAAATTACAGAGTCTTCGAGTGGTACTGTTGAAGCTAAAGCGAAAATGCTTAGTTTATGGGGAAAGATTAAATTATGAAAGAAAAAACAATTTTTATATCAAAAAAATATGCAAATGACTTTAACAATGACAAATATAATTTGTCCTCTGGCTATTATTTTAGAAGTGGTGAAAAACATGATATTGCTATTGTTAAATATGGTGAAAAAGATTATTTAAAAAATACTGATTTAGCATATGTTGTATGCGATAAGATCGTTGACGCAGACTCTATAAGCTTCGTTTATCATGGTGAATATGAAACTTGGCATTTTAAACTATTAAACACAGAAGCAAATTAAAGTCCCACGCAAGCGCCTAAGAGCCTGCAATGGCTCTGTGGGTCTACGAGCTGGAATACTCGTTAAACTTACCCTGGAAGCTTTCTGTAAGTATTCAGCTGCGTAGCGTGGAATAATCGTTACGTAGTTATAGAGCGAAATTTTTAGAAAGGGAAATATCCTCCGACATTTTTTTCATAAAAATCTAAAGTCTGTTATCGCTCACAGATGATTATACAAGCGTAATGCTGCAAATAAAGTGCTGACGCAAAACTAAAAATTTAATACTCGACAATTTAACAACAAAAATAAGTCAGCAGAGGAAGGAAAGGAGAACAAAAAAAAGCCAGCTCACGTAAGCCAGCTCCAATATATTTGTCTACTAATATTATATCATAAGGAGTAGCTTGATGGGTCGTAATCAGACAAAAGCTGACATTTTATTAAACGAATTAAGAATAATCCCAAAACTTATTAAAGAGCTTGAACGTGATAAGATTGCGAGCAACTCGCTGCTGTCAAGTCCTCAGTGGTCAGACATGCGAACGAGCGGAGGGATTAGACAATCACAAGAAGATAAAAACGTCAGCTTGATTAGTAAATGTGAGTATTACAACGGACAAATACAGACACTCGATAAACGGAAAGGCGAGATTGTCGAATTAATTATGCGTATACCTGACATGCTGCAACGTCATGTGTTAATTACTACATTTGTAAATTGTCAGACGTACGACGAAGCGATCGACAGATTAGAGATGAATCGCAATAATTACTATATGCTTAAACGAAAAGGTGTAGAAAGTCTGAATTTGATACTAAATAATACTGAATAATACTATATCAGTATTAGAAATGACTGAATAATACTCACAAATACTAATCAATGTCATATAATAGTATTATCAAAATAGCAAGAAGAGATAATCATTTACCAACAGACTATTTATTTAGTCGTCAACTTTAACTACTATCAAACTTGCTATTTTATGTATGTGGGGCGTGCAGGTTCGAATCCTACACTTTCTATATATTAACCGCAAGTAAAACAAGGGTCGCAACCTTGCTTGTGGTCAGTGGACCTAGTGGTATTAATCACGTTCGATTCGTGATGGGTCTATAGGCTTACTTTAAAAATAAGCACTAGTATCTCTACGGGGACCTTTGCGCAAAGTAAGACTAAACCGTTGGGACATGAACCGTGATTGGAAAACGGTAGAGGTAGCGCCTTGATAATTGGATTGTCGACGGTCTGATTATATGTGTCGGTTCGATTCCGACTGTTCCTGTTATGATAAACAGAAGCGTCCCAGAATGGGGTAGGCAATAGGCCGAGCATTCGTTCGCTGTTTATCTATGGTTAACCAATTAGTCATCACTTAGTGGTGGCTTTTTATGTGGAGGAAAGATATGTCTAAGGGTTATAAAGTAATCGATGTAGGTACAGAGCCTGAAAATGATGTGACATTTGGAACATGTGAATTATGTATGTCTTATGGCAATGAGGTAGATAATCCATATGTAGTTATTGAGAAGCCGAATGGGACAACAGAAGAAGTTCCAATCTATTATTGGAATTGGGGAGATTACTTTGAATATTATATTGATAACGTAGTTGAATTTTCGGCATTCTTATCTGAACAAGATATAGACGATAAAGAATTTGAAGAAGATAGCACGTCAGTCATTATTAACTTGATCAATGAATATGATTGGTCGAAAGGAGATTAGTCACCAATCGTGGTGGCTTTTTGTTATGTAAAAAAAGAACCACATATTTAGGAGGATATAACATGAAACCTATTAAAGAATTAGTAATCATATACAAAGAGAATGAATCAGTTCCAGAAGTATTTTTAAATGGTATCAGTCTAAATAATGGAGGGGCAGGATTAATATCTCTTAATATTAATTGGTTTACAAAAGACTTATCAGAAGACGGTGAATCGATTGAAGATATGTTAAAGCGCAATGTATCACTAGAGTTCTACGATCAACCTGGTAAGAACATGACTAAGTGTAAGCTTTCTCAATCATTTAAGTTATGATTATTGACACATCAACTAAATCAACAAGACATATCTTCTACAACTCTGGAGAGTGGAGACGACTTAGACTCGAAGCGATTGAAAGGGATAACAACGAATGCCAATGGTGTAAGTTAGAAGGCAAGGTGACGACAGATAACCTAGAGGTTGATCACATCAAAGAGTTAGAGTTTTATCCTGAGTTAGCTATGGATTTAGATAACCTTAGGACGCTATGCAAAGACTGTCATAACAAGAGACATAAACGATTTAATTATAAAAAGAAAAAGATTGAGAAAGAAACAAACTACCGTTCTGATGAATGGTTTGGATAACTACCCTCCCATCAAAATAAAACGAGGTAAAAGCCGAACGATGAAACCGGTGGGAAGGGTCAACTGTCCAAATATTTGCTTTTTTTATCGCACGACCCCCCACCCCAGAGAAAACCTAGAAAGGAGATGTGAATTTTTGGATGAATTAAAACGTCGTAACAAATTAGTTTATAGTGAAAAATATCGCTTGAAACAGCTATTTAAAGACATTCCTGAAGATAAAAAGAAAATCGCAGAAGGATTGTTCACTCAAGCTGCACGTCTCCGGATATTACTTAACGACATGTGGATTGATATCTCAGAGAATGGCGATTATGAACTGTTTTCTCAATCAGAAACTCAGACACCTTATGAAAGAGAGCGTCCTGTAGCAAAATTATATAACTCACGAGATGCGACGTATCACAGAGTTATAAAACAATTGATCGATATGCTGCCAGAAGGAAAAACAGTCAATAAAGATGATTTTACGAACGGTGGTGATTTGTTGTGATTACACATCCACTGTTTGAAGAGTATGCTCGTAAGATAGACAATGATGAAATTGTTTACAATAAAGAGCGTAAAATGCTCGTTAATATTATCAGAGAAAAAATACTTGTCAGAGATGACCTGTATTTTGATGACAGCTTGATAGATAAGTATGTGAGATTCGCTGAAAAGAATTTTTTCCCATTAGCTGGATATCAAAAGTTTATAACTCCTTTTATTTTTTTGTTTCGAAAAGATGATGGCGAGCCACAATTTAATGAATACCTTTTAACGTTGGCTCGTGGAGGTGGTAAAAATGGTTTTATGTCCACTAGAGATGCATTTTTTACAAGTCCGTTGTACCCTATCAAAAACTATGATGTAACCATTACAGCTAACTCGGAAAGACAGGGGAAGGTATCTTTTGAAGAAGTTTATGAGACTATCCAATCAAAAGGGCTAGAAAACCACTACTATTTGACTAAAATGGCGATTGTGGGACGGAAAAACAATTCTGTCTTTTCTTTTCGTACAAACAACCCCAAAACAATGGACTCTGCTCGTGATGGCTGTTTAGAATTCGATGAAATCCACCAATTTGAGGATGATAAAATCGTAAAAGTCCAAAAATCTGGTTTGGGTAAAATAGCACATGTAAGAACCTTCTTTAATGGCACAAATGGTTATGTACGTGAGGGTTTTTACGATAAAACGATTGAGAAAGCTATGCAGATACTACGAGGAGAGGTTGAAGATTTCAGAATGTTTCCTTTTATCTGCAAGCTTGATAACGCTAGCGAAGTTGACGATATGCGTAATTGGTCAAAGGCTAATCCAATGCTTGACGAAGATACATCATACGCAAAAAGGCTACTAACAGTTACTAAAAGTGATTATGATGATTTGGAACTTGAACCTAGTGGTAGGCAAGAGTTTATGACAAAGCGGATGAATTTGCCGGAAGCTGATTTAGAAAAAGACGTCACTAGCCGTGAGAAACTATTAGCATGTCTCAGGGAGCCCCAGATTAACCTCAGAGGGCGCTCTTGCGTAGCTGGGTTTGATTATGCGTCTATAAGAGACTTTGCTTCTGTAGGTTTGTTATTTAAGGATAATGATGAGCTAATTTGGAAGCAACATTCATTTGTTAGACGAGAGTTTTTCAAAGCGTTTAAACTTAAAGCCCCCATCGAAGAGTGGCAAGACAAAGGATTGCTAACTCTTGTTGACGGAGACAGTATTGATCCTCGCTTGCTTGTCGATAAGTTAATTGAATGGAGGAAGGATTATAATATTGAAATAGTTTGTGCAGATGGGTTTAGGATGGATTTGCTTAAACCACTACTAGAGGAAGCTGGCTTTGAATATGAGTTTTTACGAAATCCAGGAGCAATTCAAAGCAAAGTTGCACCTATCATTGAAGACGGTTTTGCTAATGAGCGTTTTATTTTCTTAGATGGTGACCACATGATGTTATGGTATACGGACAATACCTACGTAAAAGAAGATGGTTCTGGAAACAAGAGATTTTTGAAGAAAGAACCCGTAAGAAGAAAAACAGATGGTTTTCATGCGTTTATTGCAGCGCTATATAAAAAAGAGAGTATACAGGAAGGAAATGCAGGAGATTTTTTGGAATCAATTGCAGATTGGGATTTTTAGAAAATAAAATCTTATTAAGTTTCCCAACCGAGAGGGTTATCATGGAATCTAAAGAAAGGAGGTAATCAATGAAAATACTTGATTTTTTTGGCAGTATTTTTAAAACAGGAACTATACCTGAAAATGGGTATGATTTAGATGACATCTTTAATGATTATCAAAATCTTTACTTAAAAAATCTAGCTATTGATAAGTCTGCAGAATTTCTAGCTAGGATATTTGCCGATTCTGAATTGCGATTAGTTAATATCGAGAGTCCGTCTTGGAATTATTTACTCAATGTACGACCAAATAACAATGAGTCAGCATCATATTTTTGGCAAAAATTTATTTATAGGTTAGTTACTCAAAATGAAGTGTTAGTTATCAAAACAGATGACGATCAGTTACTTGTCGCTGATGACTACAGTCGCAAAGAATACGCGGTATATGAAGATATATTTGATAGTGTGACTGTTAAAGACTTTATATTCAAGCGAACGTTTAAAATGAGCGAAGTTATCTTCTTGCAATACAACAATAACAGGCTATCAAGTTATATTGACGGTTTGTTTTTAGAGTACGAAAAATTACATCAGCGCATGGTAGAAACTGTTTTAAGAAACAACCAGATAAGAGGGATGATGCATGCAAAAGGCTCTTCTCAATTTACAGATAACCAGATGTCTTTGATGAAGAATTATGCTGATAAGTTGTTTAAAGCCTTTTCTGAGAGGTCTGTCGCTATAGTTCCGGCTAATGATCATATCACATATGAAGAGTTGACGAACACCACAGGTACAACAAATTTATCTGTCGATGATTTACAAAAGATAAGACGACAATTCGACGATGAAATCGCTGATATTTTAGGTATTCCACCAACTGTACTACATGGAGATATGGCTACTTTAGATAGTTCTCAAAAAGCTTTAGTGCTTTATTGCATGAGTCCGCTTAGCAAAAAGATACAAGATGAGTTAAATGCGAAAATCATCAGTAAAAGTGACTATCAAAAAGGTAAGAGACTAAAGATTGTAGGACTGTCACAACATGATATTTTTGACATTGCAGTCAATATTGATAAGTTGGTTTCAAGTGGTACATTTACCCGAAATGAAGTGCGTGAAAGACTTGATTTTGCACCGATAGATGGTGGAGATAACATCATCTTAACTAAAAACTATATTGAAGAGGGGAAAGGAGGTGATAATACAGATGACACAAATACAGATTAAAGGACCTATTGTTTCAGATAGCGACCGTTGGTTTTACGACTGGTTAGATATGCCAGCAACTGCACCAAAAGATATTATCTTGCCACAAGATAATAGCGATATTGAAGTGCTTATTAACTCTGGTGGTGGCGACGTATATGCAGGGAGCGAAATTTATACCGCATTGAAATCATATCAAGGAAACGTAACGGTTAAGATTGTTGGTATTGCTGCTTCGGCGGCTTCAGTAATCGCAATGGCTGGTGATGTTGTTGAGATTAGTCCTACAGCACAATTGATGATTCACAATGTATCTACTACAGTTAGTGGAGATCATAAACAAATGCTGCATGAGGCAGGAGTTTTAGAAAACTACAATATATCTATTGCTAATGCTTATGTCAATAAGACTGACTTAGAAATGAATGAATTGCTAGATTTGATGAGCACAGAAACTTGGTTTAATGCACAGCAAGCTGTTGAAAAAGGCTTTGCAGACAAGGAAATGTTTGCTGAAGAAATCAAACAAGCGCCGCAATTGGTGGCTGGGATTGAAAATATCATTCCTAGTGATGTCATTTCAAAATTAGCTAATGCGATTAACACAAAAAAACCAGAAGTTAATATTGATGAAATCGTAGATATGGTTATTTCCAAAATGGAAAACACCGAGCAAAAAGGAACTAAAGACAGAAAAGAAGCACCAACAGGTTTTGGGGCTTTTTGTTTTTAATTAAAAGGAGAAATTTAAAATATGACAATGAAATTATCGAATGAATTCAACGAAATTCGACAAAAATTTGTAGATGCAGTATCTAACAAAGCGCCACAAGAGGAACAGAGCGCTCTCTACAACAACATGCTAGAAGCAATGTTTGAAGAATCTAAAAAAGTTGCGCAAGCAGAAGTAGAATCTGCAATCGCATTGACTCCAGACGACGCAAAAATGACAGCTCGTGAACGTAAATTTTTTAATGAGATCGTAAAAACAGCGCCAGCTGGGCTAACTGAGTTAATCCCAGAAGAAACAGTTGATCGTATTTTTGAAGATTTAACAACAAAACATCCGCTTATTGGAGCGATTGGTCTTAAAAATATGGGCCTTCGCATGAAGTTCATTGATTCTGATTCTAAAGGTAAAGCCGAGTGGGGTGACTTGTACGGGGAAATCAAAGGGCAACTTCAAGCTTCATTTAGCTCAACTAAGGCTATCCAACACAAGCTCACAGCTTACGTAGTTATTCCCAAAGACGCTGTTAAGTTCGGCCCAGGCTGGTTACTTCGTTTCATTATGACACAAATTGATGAAGCGTTCGCAGTTGCATTAGAAGAAGCTTTTCTAAATGGAGATGGCAATGGTAAACCAATCGGGTTATCTCGTACTCTAAAAGGTAAAGTTGTTGGCGAAAAAGCGACGTATGATGCAAAAAAACCGACAGGAGTTTTAACATTTAAAGATCCATCTACAACAGTAAAAGAATTGACGATGGTACATAAATACCACTCTGTAAAAGAAGATGGAAAGACAGCTGTTGAAGTTGATGGAAACATTGTAATCGTGGTTAATCCAGCAGATGCATGGGATGTTAAAAAACAATATACATCACTTAATGCTAACGGAACGTTCGTGACTGCTCTACCTTACAACGTTACCTTAATTGAGTCAGTCCATCAAAAGGCTAAGGAAGTTACGACTTTTGTTAAGGGACGATATGATGCATATGTTGCAGGCGGAATTGAGTTACACAAATATACAGAGACATACGCTCTTGAAGATTTAGACTTGTTTACAGCTAAACAGTTTGCATATGGTCGTGCTAAGGATGAGACTTCAGCAGCAGTTTGGACACTTAGTGTTGCAGACCCAATTGTAATTTCTGGAGAACCAGGTGTAGGAGCTATTCCAGGAGTGTAATAGATGGATGAACACAAGCTTTTAAAACCATTTAAAGAACGAATGAGAGTGTTTCATGATTTGGATGATGACAATCTATCACTAATTTTGAAAAGTTCAGAGAGCGCCCTCAAAGGGTTGTTAGGGTTTGATTTGATGGATTATGAAAGCGGTAAAGAGTTAATAATGGAGCGCTCGAGATATGTCTTTAACGACTGTCTCGAGTTGTTTTATGACTCTTTTAAAAACGAAATCGCTCGTTTGGCTATTGAAGAAATGGAAAGAGAATATGAAAGTAAGAACGATTCAACGATTTGAAGATTATAAAGAAGAGGTAATTCGAGAAATTGGGGATGTCTTTGTTGTCAACAAAAACCGCTTTAAAGAGATTGACGACAAATTACCTGGTTTTATCGAAGAAGTTTCTGACGATGTCTAGAAAAAAAACAAATAATGGTGATTTGAGAACTCCTGTCATCTTTTATTCATCAACAACAGACGATGAATTAGATGGAAGAGATATGAAATTAAAGAAACTATTCGCAACACTCGCCGAAGTCTATAATCCAAGCATAAAAGATATTGAGAAAGTAACTGAGAGAGGCGTTAAAGCACAATACACTATTAAGTTTAGAGACCCTCTGTCGGGTTATATCCCTCAGAATGATCATCTTGTAGAAATTATTGATAGCAGGTTGCCAAATAAAAAAATAGGAATATTAGATATAAGGCCTGATTTTGTTGATAGAGACTTTATTGTTATAGTTCTTGGAGGATAAAAAGTGGGAGCTGAATTAAAAGGCATGGATGAACTTTTAGCGAATATGGAAAAAAAGTTAGGCTCTGCGAAAGTTAACAGAGTAGTTAATAAAGCGCTAAAAGAAATCGGTGAAGAACTAGAACCTAGTTTCGAAGCTGCTATATCGGTTTACCGAAGAAGCGGAGAGACGGTTAAAAGTGCCGTTGTATCTAGGATTAAACGTGAGGAGGGAATACCAAAAGTGAAACTTGGATTCCAAGCTCCACGATGGAACATGGTCCACTTACAAGAGTTGGAATATGGATGGAAGGAGAAACGGCGTGGTGTCGGGGTAATTCGACGTTATTCGGATGTTTTAGAAACGATATATCCGAAAGGCATAAAAGACAAGTTGAAGGGAGGTTTTGATGGTTAAAGACATGCTAACAGAAATTGGTGAGCTTTTTAAACAAGACGAAGTTTTGAGATCAGTTAAAACAAAAACTTTTAAGCGACCAGAAAGTCTACCTTCTGACCAAACAAGCATTGTTATTGTACCTCTTGCACCACCTAGACAAACAAACTTCGGTTCAGATAAACCATTAGCTAAGAAATTTATGTATCAAATCGATGTAGAGAGTGTATCAAGGCTCGAATGTAAAGATTTGCAAAATAGGATTGAGAAAAAGCTGATGGTTATAGATTTTTTTCAAAGTGATAACGGCTTAGAACGTTATGACGAGGATACAAACAGATATCTAGATGCTAGAACTTACAAAGGATTTAGCAGTTTATATGAAGAGTATTGATAAAGGAGAATTTAATGCAAGCAGTAGGATTTAAACGAATGACAATTCAAGTTTTAAGTGATGCGAAAAAAAAGATTGTCATCGAGGGTGAGGCTGGTAAAGGTGCAACTAAAACAGCTAAAATTAGTGGATTATCAGCAGCCCCTGTCAAAACATATGGTTCAGATATTGCTTATTACACCTCGCGCAGAGGTGTTGGCGATGTAAAAATGGAGACAGAAGCAATTGATATCCCATTCGAACATTTACAAACCATACTTGGTTATAAAAAAGGTGAAAAAACAGAAGGAGTTACATTTATCGGAGAAGATACAGAAGCGCCTGAAGTGTCTGTTCTTTTAGAAGCTCCAGGGACAGAGGGGAATGTATATCTCGGTTTCTTTAAAGGGACTTTCTCGATGGAAGATTTCGAATTAAAAACCAAGGAAGAAAAACATGATGGTTTAGACTCTCAAAAATTAGTGTTCACAGCACAACCTGGTGAAGTAGGGGAAGCGAAAGGTCAATATGTCGGTTGGGCAATGGATAAAGAAGCAGAAGCTAAGGGCAAAAATGCAATGGCTTTGGTTAAGCTTTTGAATCCAGGCGAACCAAGCGTAGGAGCTATTCCAGGAGTGTAAAGGAGTGTAGATGTCAGACTTAGAAATTAAAATTAAAAATGATAACGGCGAGCTCGTGGTGAAAGAATGTAAATCTCTTACTGTGAGAGACTATCGAAATTACTTGATTATGCAAGATGAACTTGCAAAAGGAGATGATCCAGAACATGTGAAACTAGACAAACAACTAACTTTTATGGCTAGTTTGTTTGAAGGCTTAACCGTCGATATGTTATATGACAAATACAACATGTATGAATTAAACAATGCTCTGGCAAATCTATATGTTAAGTTAATCGGAGGGGAGCCAGAAGACCCAAAGGAGACAACTTAACACCCGGCGAGGCATTAGAAAAGTTTTACGAGTTTATCAGAAACGTAATCAATTCTGACTACGGAGTATCTATAAAAGATGTCATGGAGACAAACTGGATTGATATGCTGGAAGTTTTAAAGCCTGCAGAAGTCAAATCTGAGGAAGTGATGTCGTTAGAAGACTTTGTTGGGACTCTAAATGGCGGATAAACTCCGCCTTTTTATTTTTGTTGAAAGGAGGAAAAATGGCAAAAGGTACACCACTAGGGAGTATGTTTATCGAACTTGGATTAGATACTTCTAAGTTTGACCCTAAGTTGCAAAGCGCAAAAAGAGCTGTTAATTATTTCAAAGCAGAGACGAGAGCTTTAGATGCCGCCTTAAAAAACACCGGAAACGCATTAAACAATAACGCAGCTAAAGCCAATGCACTACAAGCAAAATATAAGTCAGTAACACAGGCAATTGAAGCGCAAAAAAAAGTGTTAACGAGTTTGAAATCTGATTTTGACAAATTAGATCCAGGGACAGCTAAATGGGAAGCCGCAGCCGTTAATATTGAGAGAGAGAATGCAAAATTAGCAGCATTAGAGGGACAATTAGGAGCTGTAAAAAAAGCTTTTGAAGAAGTTTCTGCTCAATCCGGTTTTACTGGTTTTTTACAGCGCAGTGGCAAACAGATTGACTCTTTTGGTCAAAAAATGCAAAAACTAGGTGAAGCTACTAAATGGGTAAGCGCTGGATTTGGAGCTGGAGCATTATATAGCGTCAAGGCTGCAAGCGATTTTGAATCTGCGTTTGCTGGTGTAAAAAAGACTGTTGATGAAGTAAGAGATTCGAACGGAAAAGTTATTTACTCTTATGATATGTTGTCAAAAGGAATTAGAAACATGTCTAAACAGATACCTGCATCAACGACGGAGATTTCTCATGTTGCGGAAGCTGCTGGTCAGCTAGGTATCAAAACAAAGGATGTTTTAAATTTCACTCGTGTCATGATTGATATGGGAAAATCTACTAACTTGTCATCAGAAGAAGCTGCAACTGCATTAGCTAGGTTTGCTAATATCACACAATTAGATCCATCTAAGTACAGCAATCTAGGTAGCTCAATTGTTGAGTTGGGTAACAACTTTGCGACAACTGAAAAAGAAATCGTTGAAATGGGTCTTCGCTTAGCTGGTACAGGTAAGGTTGTAGGGTTGACAGACCCTCAAATTCTTGGCTTGGCAACAGCTATGAGTTCTGTTGGTATCGAAGCGGAAGCAGGTGGTTCGGCGTTTAGTCGTGTCATGCAAAAAATTAATACACAAGTGTTGTCTGGTGGCGAAGATTTGTGGAAGTTTGCAAAAATCGCTGGTAAATCTGCTGATGAATTTGCTGCATCTTGGAAGAAAAATCCACAAGAAGCCATTATTGATTTTGTTAAAGGGTTAAAACGCTTTAAAGAAGAGGGCAAAGACGTAACTGCTCACTTGCAAGATATTGGTATTGAATCAGTACGAGAAATTGACACATTACAACGTTTGGCTGGTGCTGGTGATTTACTTGGCGATGCATTTAAGTCCGCAAATAAAGGATTTAGTGAAAACAAAGCGTTGACTGATGAGGCTTCTAAACGATACGCAACTTTCCAAAGCAAACTACAACTCCTAAAAAACAAACTAAATGATGTAGCTGTCACAATGGGTGGACCATTAATGGATGCTGCTTCAAATGCCCTTGATGCATTGGAACCAATGTTTAAAGTTGTTAGGGATCTCGCAAAAGCATATTCTAACGCTAGCCCAGAAATGAAAAAACTTATCACATATGCAATTTTAGGTGCAACTGCATTTTCTCCATTAATGACTGCTATCGGTAAAACAACTTCTAACGTAGGTAGATTAGTAGGTTGGATAGGAAAGTTGTCTGGTGCAACGAAAGGCGCAAAAGCAGCAGAAGGATTAGCTACTGCTGTAGGCGGTCTAGGTGCTAATTCTGCAACAGCGGCAGCTAGTGTAGGGCTTTTAGGAAATCCAGTGACTTGGGGGGTCATCATCGGCGGTGCTGCGGTTATCGGAATAGGTATATTAGCTAATAAGATATATGAAGCTCACCAGCGTACACAAGAGTGGGGAACTAAAGTTAATCAGGTACAAGCCAATGAACTACAGGCTTTTAAAGATAAAGTTGATAAGACGAATCAGTCGATGGCAGGATTCAGAGGTGGAGCTGACCAAGTCAATGCTGTTAAGACAGCATTTCAAGGACTAGTTACCGAAATCGAAAAACTAGAAAATAAAGACTTAAGTAAAAACGTTAAATTAGCAGAGCAACTTGGTTTCAGTCAAGAAACGATAGAACAGTTGAAAAAATCAAGCAGGCAAACAATTGATAATGTCAAGCAGATGTCTGATGAAGTCATTAATATCTATCAAAACGCTAGCAACGAACATAGAAGATTAACTGAAGAAGAGAATGCTGTTGTTTTAGCAAATCAAAATGAGCTTATCAATGTGCAGCTATCAAAATTGAACTACTCTGCTAAAGAGAAGAAGGCAATTACCAAGGCGATGAATGGTGAGCTAGAAGCGTTAAATAGTCAGCAGTTAACTAAGGCTCTTGAAGTTACTGAAAAATGGATAAAAGCTGAAAATAAATCATATCAAAAGTTAAAAAGTGGTCTTAAAAAAGCTTATGACTCTATCAAAGGTGATGATGAAGCTGCTGTTAAAGCGAGGGAAGAAATCCACAAGAAACAGCAACAACTCGAAGCTGACCATTACTTGAAAATGGAAGCTTATGGCAAACGTTATGCTAAAATCCAAAAGAAATTGCTTAAAGGGACTGCGAAATATTTAGACCCGCAGTTGCAACAAGCGATGGTTAACGATGTCAAAAAGCAAATGAAGGAGCTTGGGTTATCTTATGAAGAGTTGATGAAGAAGACAACCAAAGCAGCATCTAAAGCTCAAGAAGTTAATACCATGTGGGCTAGAACTACTAAAAAATCAACAGAAGACCAAAAATTGGCTAATTCGCAATGGAATAGCCTTGTCTGGAACCCTAAAACGGGTAAGTTGAAAACAAATGCTAAAGAGGAAGTAGCTAAAGCTCTTGAAGCGGAAGGTGGCTGGGACAGACTTAAGTTTATTGCAAAGAATGCAAACTTAGAGACTAACGCTCGGATAACCATGGCGGAAGTCCTAGTCGAAACTGGCGAATGGGATGCTCTCGAACCAGAAGATAAAAAACTAATCGTTGATGGGCATCAAGGCATTCAAGCTATAGTAGAAAGTGAGGAGCACTTAAAAATATGGAATAGTTTGCCAGAAGACGTTAAGCGCATCTTAGGTGACAATAAAGATTTTCTTGATAAAAAAGGAGTTGCGACCAAAGCGCTTGAAAATTGGAATTCGTTGTCTCCAAAACAGCAAAAGTTACTAGCAAAAGATATGACTAGTTCTGATGTTGAGAAAGCAAAAAAAGCAGTCAACAGCATTGTTCAAAAGAAACCAACAAGCATTAAAGCTAAAAATGATACAAAACCTGATGTCAATTCTGCGCAACGAGCAATTGATAGCGCTAAACAACGTCAACCTATCTCAATTAGAGCTAGGAATGACGCAGGAGGAGTCATAGAACAACTATTAGCTAGCATACCGAGAACGGTCACTATAGGAATCGCTGCTGCTGCAGCTAATGCCTTTAAGTTCGCAAATGGTACTGATTATCACCCAGGCGGTTTCGCAATGGTCAATGACCAAAAAGGGCCTTTATATAAAGAACTAGTAACTTTACCGAATGGACAATCATTCATCCCAGATGGCCGTGATGTAGTATTACCACTGCCGAAAGGTTCGAAAGTCATGAAAGCTAGTATGACCAGGGACTATATGAAAAATTTAGGAATACCTAAATATGCTAACGGCGTTGGAATTCCTAAAGATTCGACGTTTGTCAAAAGCATTACAATCCCTAAGAGGAGAGTATCAGAAACGACATCATACGACGACTCTAATATTGCAAGAATTTTGAATGAAATTTTACTAACGCTTAGAACAAAAAATCATGAGACAGAAAATGGCGATGTCTATTTAGATATGAGAAAGGTCGGCAGGATGATTAAAGAACACAACGAGTCTGAAAGTATCATGCTTAAACGAATGCGAGGTGAACTGTCATAGGGAAAGTTACAATGAAATTTGATGGTATAGATCTATCTAATGTCATAGAGATACACGACATCAAAAGAGACGTCGGAAATACACGTAATGTTGTTTCAAGTAGCGCTTTAAAAATTGGCGAGCACGTTCAATCTGTGCACGTTGGAGCTAAAAAAATAAGTGTTGATTTTTCTATTTGGACCAGAAATAGAAACGAGGTAAAACATAATTTAGCGAAGGTTTTCAACAGAACAACACCTAGAAAATTGTTTTTTTCTGACGAACCAGATAAATATTATATGGCAATAGTTGTAGATGACATACCGATGGTTGAAGATGTTATCAAGCGTTCAATAGGGACTATCACTTTTTTAATTCCAGATGGCGTTGCGCATTCAACTACTTACAAAAAGTTTTTAGATTACACGCAAGATGGAAATAAATTAATCTTTAAATTGCAAAACGAAGGTAACACAAATGCGTTGCCAATTATCAAAATAAAACACAACTCCGAAAACGGCTATATTGGTATTGCAAACGAAACAGGTGCTTTTGCGCTTGGATCATCAGAAGAAGAAGACGGGACTATCGTGCATCGTAACGAAGTCCTTTTTGATTACTCAAAAGCGATAGCGAAAGCTTTGGAGGGTGCGCCAAACGTCGCAAAACTTAATCACATGCCACCTTCTTTCGATACAGAACTTAAACGTATGCGTATTGATAACATCTTAGGTTCTGGCAAAGGCGGTGAATATGTTGTTATTGGAAATAGAGGTACTACTCCTGGCTACACAGAGCACGTTGGGACTCGAACGTTTATTATCAATCCTGATTCAAATGGGGAATATACTCTCAATGAACATTTGTGGTGGCAACAGATTTTTATTGCTACTGCGCAGGATCAAAAAGGTTTTTTAAAGCTTTGTGTAACAGGAATCGATGATGAAGGAAATGACGAGTTTCTGTATGGAATCGAAACTTACAAACGAAAAAATGGTTTTGAAGCAGAATACAATTTCTTTGCTCTGGATGATGACGGTGTTGGTTGGAGATTTTATAAGCAGTTTGAATTTCAGGCAGATAGAAATTATCACAATCCTTTTTCGATGGATAGAAGCAGAGCTGTTGAGATTTTCAGGGAAGAAGACAAGTTTCGTATTTATTTTAATGGGGCACATCATCATGTAACTGTTCCGTCCCTTAAAGGGAAAAAATCCCGCAAGATACATCTTGCAATGGGGACATGCAGTGATAGCTCTAAATATATCAACTACAACCTGTTTGAAAAAGTCAATTTTGAAAAAATGGGCGTGTCTCATTACAACAATATCGTCAATAAATATCAACCAGGTGACGAAGTTATTATTAATTTTGAAAATGATACAGTCAAAACTAAAGATATTGACTCCCTGCAGGATATGGTTTTAGGCTCTCAACCAATATCTATTCCACCGGGTGAGTCTGAACTCGTCATCAATGTGTCTAAATTTTCTTCAACAGACCCTGACATCGAACTATTGATAGAAGAGAGGTGGTTGTAATAACTCTAGTAATACACGACGCAAAGTTACATCCAGTTTTGCTTTTAGACAATGAGAGACAAGGAGCACTTAATTATTATGATGATTTGTGGACTAGACAGCTCACAACTGGTTCGTCAGCCTTTGAGTTTTCTGTTTATAAAAAAACGCTGTTGGGTGACAATCCACTTAATCACAAATATCACGCACTAAACGATCAAGCATTTGTCTCTTTTGTACACAAAGGTAAAGTACAATTGTTTAACATCATGCAAGTCGAAGAAACAGAGACAACAATACGTTGCCTTTGCGAAAATCTTAATTTAGAGTTACTCAATGAGTATTGCAATCCGTATAAAGCTACTAAAGCAATGTCGTTTGAAGAGTATCTTGTAGCATTTGATATTTTAAATTGGGGTGCTTTGACAATTGGCACAAATGAAGTCAAAGATAAAAAACTTACATTGGAATGGACTGGTCAAGACACTAAATTGGCTCGCTTATTATCGATTGCTAATAATTTTGATGCAGAAATTGAGTTTGAAACGCAACTACACAATAACCACACTTTTAAAGCTTTTATAGTAAACGTCTATAAAGAATACGAAGAAGGAAAGTCATACGGTGTTGGTCGTGACAGAAGTGACACTGTGCTTAGATACCAAAAAAATATCGCTGGTATTACTAAAAAGCTTGATAAGCGTCAGATTTATAACGCAATACGTCCTTACGGTAAAAAGACTGTAAAAGGTGAGCGTGTTGTCTCTAATCCTGTAACTCGCAAAGTCACTAAAACAGTTGGGTCAAATCGTACATATTTAGGCGGAGACCTCAAATATTATGGTCATACAATCAAAAAAGCTAACGTACAATCTATTATTAACTACGCGGTGCAGTATAATATTTTGCCGAGTGGAATCATATGTCAACTGTACTTAGAAAGTCTTTGGGGCGATTCAGCAGTTGGTAAACGTGACAATAACTGGGCAGGTATAAGCGGCGGAGCACAGACACGCCCTAGTGGAGTAAAAGTCACTACTGGAATGGCTCGTCCTCCCAGCGAGGGTGGAACATACATGCACTACGCAAGTGTTGATGACTTTTTAAAAGATTATACTTATCTTTTAGCTAAACAAGGACTATATAACGTTGTTGGCAAAAAGAATATAGCAGACTATACAAAAGGTTTGTTTAAGGTTGGTGGTGCTAAGGATGATTACGCAGCAGCAGGATATCAAAGTTATACAAATCTAATGACAAACATCCGCAACGGGATAAATAAAGTTAGCGGAAATATCTTAAACACTATTGATACTTTGTGGCAGACTCCTGTAAAACCAATAACGTCAGTAACAACTGCGAAAAGAGCTACTAAAACAATACAAGCTATTAATGAGGCTACTAAGTTGAAAGGGCGCAGAGTTGGTTCTGGGCAGTGTTATGCGCTATCTGGGTGGTATGCAAAAAAATTGGATGGTGCTTGGATTGACAGTTCGATTGGTGGTATTAGAGGTCGTATCGGAGGAGGTATGGCTGCTGCCTTGATTGGTACTGACTACAATTGGGGTTCGTATGGATGGAAAGTAGATAAATCACCTAACGCTGGAAACTTAAAAGCTGGTGGTATTTATAATGTACGAGCAAATCGAGGCGCTCCTTTTTATACCACAGGCTGGGGGCATACAGGTATTATCAAGAGTGTGTCCAAGACCAGAGTTACTGTTTTGGAGCAAAACTTTGTTGGTCGCATGTATGTTGTCGAAAACTCATATGACATTAACTCTTTCGCATCTGGATTACAAACAGTATGTTACCCTCGTGAAATAGCGCAAGGTATGTCTGTCAATGGTGCGACTACTCAGCAAATCACTGGCGGAACACAGATATCGTACGAAGAAGTTGTACAAGAGGCGCAAACAGAAACATATGAAGAAGAGCAAATCATCTATATCGATAACTCTATCTACAAAGAGTGGAAAGACGAAAACGGGAAAGTAGAATACTATCTCAAAAACGGCTTTTTATATGCTCCTCTATCACGAGACCGTTATCCATCTGTGCTGACTGGTAACGAAACACGAGACAACTGGATTCGTAAGGATATGGAAGTTGAGACTGACAGTCAGGATGTCTTGATATCAACTGCTTTAAAAGATTTAAAAGCACACGCTTATCCAGCTGTCACTTATGAAGTCGATGGATATGTTGATTTAGAACTTGGTGATGTTGTGCGAATACAGGACGACGGATACGAGCCACCGCTAATTCTCACAGCGAGGGTTACTGAGCAAGAAATATCCATAACAAATCCCAGCTCTAACAAAACTAAATTCAGCAATTTTGTCGAAAAAGAAAGTCAGTTAGCTTCCGACTTAATTAGTGATATGTTGCGTCTATACGATGAGTCAATTCCATACGATATACAACTAGCGACTTCAAACGGAGTTGCTTTTAAAAATGGGGTTGGTGAGTCTGTATTAACGCCTAACCTGCAAAAAAATGGGAAAGATTACGATGCTATTTATTTTTATAAAAATGGCGACTCACTGATTGAGATAGGTCCTTCGCTAACAGTTAAAGCAAGTGACTTTAACCATGTTTTAAACATAACAGTCGAAGCTTACGTTAACGAGGAACTTGTAGCAAGTACGCAAATATCCTTTACAGATACCGAAGATGGAGAAAAAGGCGATGATGGTAAGTCATCATGGACAGCGTGGGCTAATTCAGAAGATGGAAAAGTTGATTTTAGTATAACTGAGTCTAAAAATAGAAGGTTTATTGGAACTTATACTGGTATAGAACAATCAACAAACTATCTTGATTATAAGTGGACTGACATGGTCGGAACAGTTGTTGTTGGCACAAACAATCTGATTGATGGTACAAAATCATTTGTTGGGACTGATTGGTTTACTTCTGCAACGCTAGAAGACGAGAATCTCTCTAATTATCCATTTACATTAAAAAAATGGACGAGCGGTCAAAAGGTATCACACACAAAAGACATTATGGTTGAGCAAGGTGTAACATACACTTTTAGTGCTTATATTAAACGTGAGCAAGCAGGAAATCTGTATTTTTACTTGTACGATGAAACCGACGGTTTTATTACTAGCGATACACAACGAGAGACAATTATAAAAAACGTTGACTCTAGTCTCAGACGCTTTGAAATCACCTTTACACCAGCTAAAACAGGTAAGATTAGACCAAGGTTCGCGATGGTGTCATCGGAGCAAGGTAGTTTCAGTTCTGGTGGATTTATGCTCGTTAGGGGAAATAAAACAGGCGACTGGCAGGAATCTGAAGCTGATAAAGCAAGTAATCTTGATTCAAAAGCTGATGGTGCTTTTACTGTTGAGCAGTTAAACGCACTTGCCGAACGTGCAAGGATAGCTGAAACTGAATTGCAAGCTAAAGCTACATTAGAGACAGTAAATGAGTGGGTTCAAGCACTACAAGACGAAATCAAGGCACGACAGGCTGGTCAAAAAATATCTGAACAAAAGCTAATTGAAGCATCTAATCGCATGGTTGCTGTTCAGCAAAACATCGGAGAAATGCAGATACGCACTGATTTTGTTAATAAATTTATGAGTCAGTCAGAGGACGGTCTTGTAATCGGACAAAAAGATGGAACGTCAAGCGTTAGAGTTGATAACGATCGCATCAGTTTTTACTCAAGTGGTAAAGAAGTAGCATATATAGCTCAGAGTGTGCTTGTTATTGATAGCGGTATTTTTACAACTAAACTGCAAATTGGACGTTATCGTATTGAGCAATACGAACTAAACGCTGATATTAACGTCGTAAGATATGTCGGGTAGAAAGGAGGATAGATGACAACATATTATAGTAACTCTGACAAGAGTTATCGCTTAACTTATATTGTTGACGAGGTTTCAACGTCGGTTGCAGACAATAGTAGTCAAGTAAGGTTTAGGCTCTATTTGACTTCTGGCACTAACAGTTACGCTCAGTATAGTTTTGGTGGATATGCCTGGGTGGGTGCTAAATATGACTTTAACGCACCTTCCTCTATCGGTTTTAACGGCAATCAATTGTTGATTGATAAAACTATCAGAGTTCCACACGATTCAAATGGAGATAAAATAGTCGTTGTTGCTGCTAAATTGCTAGGTCCAGGTGGATACGCACCCGGAACGTTGACGATACCAGACCAACAATTTAAACTAACGAAGCTATCTCGTGCAAGTACTGTATCTGTATCTAGCGGCTATTTTGGAGATGCGCTAAATGTTAATATCAATCAAAGTTCAAGTGATTTTACACATGATGTAAGATACAACGTGAATGGTATCACTGGAGTTGTTGCTAGTGATATAAAAGGTTCAACAACTTTTAAAACAAGTTTAGATTGGGCTAATACGGTTCCAAATGCAACTAGCACACCTGGAACAATATACGTTGATACAAAATCTAACGGTTCTGTCATTGGGACGTCAACCGCTATTTTTTATCTGACTTCACCTGATAGTGTTAAACCAACAATAGCAAGTCTTGTTTTATCGGATACAAATCAAAAAGCATCTGCATTAGTAGGTGCTAATAATTTTGTGCAAATTGTATCCAATCCAATTGTCACTTTTAATGGTGCTGTAGGAGCATATGGGTCGACGATAGCTAGTTATTATGCGGAGGTGGTTGGCAAAAACCAATCCACGCAGCAAAATGGTGGTCCGCTCGGGATATTTAACTTTAGTGGCAAAGCAACTATTAAAGCTACAGTTACAGATAGTAGGGGCAGGGTGTCAGACCCTATTACCGCAGAAGTAAACGTCATTCCGTACTTCCCACCTGCGTTCAGTTTTACCGTAACCAGAGCAGGCGCTAAAAATGACAATTTGGTTGTTACTCGCAACGCTAAAATTGCACCTCTTATTGTTGATGGCGTACAAAAAAATAAGATGATGTTGACTTTTAAGACAGCGCCACTCAATACAACTAGCTTTACAGTTGATACTTCTAACGCTAGTGGGACATATACGTCAACCGCAGAATTTGTTAACTCAACAGCAACTTTGAGTGGCACGTATGGACCAGATAAATCGTTTGATGTTTACGGCTTGCTAAGTGATTTGTTTTCTGTTAGCGGTGGTGGAACGCCTGTAAAACAGACCGTATCAACAGAATCTTTTCCGCTAGCATGGCACAAAAATAGCGTTGGAATTGGTACACTACCTAAAATCGATGATTCAGGTTCTTTAAACGTCGCTGGGAATATCTACTCTGATGGCAAGCCAATCCAACAAAAACAACTTGCTTTAAATAATGGTGGCTCTTTTAGACATGATGACACTGACCTAAATAGCTTGCAAGACACAGGTTTTTATTGTGTATTTAGAGGTGCTAATAGACCTGTAGGGGCAGGTCCTGGGTACGTAACAGTTGTAAGACACCAGACGGCAAACTATGCTTATCAACAATTTTACGACCGTACAAATAAAACTATATTTACCAGAGTATTGGAAAATGGGGTTTGGAGCGGTTGGAGTGAGTATGTTAAAAAAGATAGCTTGCCTACAACGATAGACTCTGGTTGGCAGTCAATCGGCAATGGTTTTAGTTATAGGCAGACAGGCAGTACAGTCACCGTTAAGTACAACTTTGCGACGAACGGCATAGATAGGTTGACGGTTGGCTCTATGCCTACGAATTTGATATCTGGAGACATGATGTTTGCAGTAACAGCATGGACTATACAACTCAATGTTTTAAATGTTCAAGTGAGCGCAGATGGTCGTATTCTGTGGTTTAATCCGTCAAAATGGACTGTTAACGTAAAAGGTCAAATTCAGTGGACGATTTAAAGGAGGAAAACTATTGGAAATTTTAAACAAATATCCTGTAATGTTAGAAGATAAAAGCATTGCAAAAGTTAATGCAATTGTGGCAGTTGATTTACCTCACGTAAGAGGTAACTTAACTTTTGACTTACCAGTTGACTTTGATAATAAATCTTTTTCAGAAACGCTTGAAAAGTGTGAGCAGATATTTTACGACGAAAAGTATAAAGATAAAGCTCAGTCTGAAAAAATGACTGAACTAAGTACATCAACATCAACAGGCACACAAACACTTATCAATCTGATAAGTACGCTTTACGCAAAAGAGGTTTTAAAAGATGAAGATCTTATTGCTATTGGTTAGAATTTTTTTACAGGAAGAAGGGATAGATATGATGATTAAATTATTTGCGATTGACTTATATTATGGACGTATGGCTTGGTCAAGTTTTGTTAAAAAGGGATTTTCAGAGTTTATTAATAACAAAACAAAAGAGCAACTTGCAATTATGTGCGATGAAGAATTACTTGCTGAAATTTTAGTAAGTTAGTGAGGTAGTCGGATGACAGTAGAACAAGCAGAAAGAATCGCTCAATCACAATTTGTGTGGGCTATTCTCTTTATCTTGCTTTTTATGATTGTGGTTGGTTATCTGGTGCGAACGTCTGATAAGCGTGAGAAAAAGCTAATGGATTTCCATGACCAATCAAAATCAGAATCTAACAAACGTGAAGAGTGGCTCAAAGGTCACTTAGATAAAAATACAGAACAGTTACAGGACATTTCTCAGACCATTGGTGTTGTACAAAAGGAGATGTCTTATATGAGTGACCGCATTGGTCGTCTAGAAAAAGAGGAGAAATAACATGATTAATTGGAAAGTAAGAATTAAAAACAAAGCATTTTGGTCAGCAATTATTCCAGCAATATTTTTAGTTGTACAAGCAGTTGCAAATGTTTTTGGTTATACACTTGAACTTAGTGATTTAGGTAATAAATTGTTAGTAGTTGTTAATAGTGTGTTTTCAGTACTTGTTATTGCAGGTATTGTTACAGACCCTACTACACAAGGAGTATCAGATAGCAGCCGTGCGCTATCCTACACAGAGCCAAAATAATAGGAGGATAAAATGAAAGCAATCACGAAAATAGCATTAGTACTAGTAATAGCAATATTATATATTCCGCTGTCAGTGATTGCTTTTTTTATTTATCCATTTTATTTGATTTTTACAGAGGAGGGATAAATGGCTACATACCAGGAATATAAAAGTCGTTCAAATGGCAATGCTTACGATATTGATGGGTCGTTTGCTGCGCAATGTTGGGATGGCTACGCAGATTACTGTAAGTATCTAGGACTGCCATACGCAAACTGTACAAATACAGGATACGCAAGGGATATATGGGAGCAACGTCACGAAAATGGTATCTTAAACTATTTTGATGAAGTGGAAGTTATGCAAGCTGGTGATGTTGCTATTTTTATGGTTGTTGACGGTGTAACGCCTTACAGTCATGTAGCAATTTTTGACAGCGATGCAGGAGGCGGATATGGCTGGTTTTTGGGGCAAAATCAAGGCGGTGCTAATGGCGCATACAATCTTGTAAAAATCCCATACTCCGCAACATACCCAACTGCCTTTAGACCAAAAGTTTTTAAAAATGCAGTTACTGTTACAGGTAATATAGGACTAAATAAAGGCGATTACTTTATTGATGTATCAGCTTATCAACAAGCAGACTTAACTGCTACTTGTCGGCAAGCTGGCACTACTAAAACGATTATCAAAGTATCTGAGTCACTCGCTTGGCTGTCTGACAGGCATCAGCAACAAGCTAATACTAGTGACCCGATTGGTTATTATCACTTTGGACGATTTGGAGGAGATAGCAGCTTAGCGCAACGAGAAGCAGATTTATTTCTGTCCAATTTACCAAGTAAGAAGGTATCTTATTTAGTCATTGACTACGAAGACTCTGCAAGTGCTGACAAACAAGCTAACACTAATGCAGTTATTGCGTTTATGGATAAAATTGCAAACGCTGGATATAAGCCTGTTTATTACAGCTACAAACCATTTACGCTTAATAATGTTGATTATCAACAAATTATAGCTAAGTACCCAAACAGTATCTGGATAGCTGGTTATCCAGATTATGAAGTAAGGAAAGAGCCACTTTGGGAGTTCTTCCCTTCAATGGATGGTGTGCGTTGGTGGCAGTTTACAAGTGTAGGAGTCGCAGGTGGTTTAGATAAAAATATTGTATTATTAGCAGATGATAGTAGCAAAGTTGATATACCTAAGATTGACAAACCACAAGAACCACAAAGCCAGCTTACTTTTAATCAAAAGCTAGATACAAATACTAAATTAGACAACTCAAATGTACCGTACTACGAAGCGACCCTTAGCACAGACTATTATGTAGAGTCTAAGCCAAACGCAAGTAGTGCTGATAAAGAATTTATCAAGGCAGGAACTCGTGTGAGAGTTTACGAAAAAGTAAAAGGCTGGTCACGTATTAACGCACCACAATCAGATCAATGGGTAGAAGATGCTTACTTAATTGATGCAACAGATATGTAAACCAACAGAGCGATATAAATGTCGGTCTGTTAATGGTGTAAGTTACACCGCAACTAAAAAAAACAATTTAGGAGGTAAAATTCCTTTAGATAAGACAAATGCCCTCGCTTTTGCGGGGGCTGTTTATTATTTTGAACAGATTTTTCAGGAGGTATTTAGGTGCCTTTTACTGGATGAAAAATATATTTTATTAAAAAGTTTAATTATATAAAGGGAAAATCATTGACAATAAGCTATATAAAAATATATAATGTATATATAAATATCAATGGCCTCCCTCGCATACGCGCAGACATGTTCTGATGGGGGGTTTTTTTGCTAAAAAATTGAGGGTGTTTCATGGCGGAAAATTTTCAACACAAAAGTTACAGAGAACAAGTTGAACTTTTGGAATCTAGAGGTATTGTCTTTAGTGGAAGAAAAGCTAAAAGTAAAGCAGAGTATAGTTTATCTGTGATTTCTTACTACAAAATAAAAGAATTTGCAAAGCCTTTTGCAAAAATTCAAAAAGATGGACAAAAGAAAAAAATAGATTATCAGGGTACGAAATTTGAGATAGTTATATCTAGATATTATCAGGATAAGAATTTGAGATTAAATTTACTCCATGCGATTGAAGATATTGAAGTAGCAATAAAAACAAAAATCGCCTATGTTCTGGGGAAAAACGGCTTAGGAAGCTATGGCTATCTAGATTTTTCTAAGTGGTGTAACAAAGAAGAGTATTGCAAACACTACCTTTCCTATAGTGAAAATAACTTTAAAAAACAGTTAAAAAGAGAGCTAAGAAAAGCATCATCCTCTGAATTGGATGAAAAATTAAAACTAGACAGACAAAAATATCCTCCTATTTGGCTAGCGGTAAATATGTTAACATTTGGGCAGATGGTTAATTTGCTAGAATTGATGTCAACAACTAATTTAACTCAAATTTCAAGCACTTTTTCATGTAGTAATCCTGAATTAATTTCTTGGTTAAAATGTATTAATCTAGCCCGTAATATTTGCGCCCACAATTCAAATATCATAGATTTTAAATTTATAACTGTCTCTAAGTTAAAAGAAGAGTGGAAAGATTTTTTGTTTGAGTATAAAGAAGGTGTTTTTTCAAACAGGATTGCTCTACCTTTCTTAATTGTCTTGGAAATGATGGGTAAAATAAATCCTAAATACCATTTTCGAGATATCATTGATTCTTTGCATAAACTTATTAAGGACGAGGATACAGCAAAATATTATGGCTTTGCATCAATGAACACTATAAAGGAAATCAAAAAGAAGAAAAACTTTAGAGGCTGACGCTTGGATTTCTCTTCCCCTTATTGACACCCTCGCATAATCATGAGATAATCACACTAGCAAGAATCGCCTGACACTAGCGGTTCTTGCTTTTTATTTGCCTAGAAATAATCAAAATGTTACCATAGAATAAAAATAATAAGGAGCCACATTATGTCACAAGAAAAACTAAAAGCAAAAGTTGAACAAGCGTCAGGCAGTCTTAAAGAAGGTGCAGGGAAGCTAACCGGTGATAAAGAGTTAGAAGCAAAAGGTTTTGTCGAAAAAACAATTGCTAAAGGCAAAGAACTAGCAGATGATGCTAAAGATGCTGTTGAAGGGGCAGTAGATGCTGTCAAAGAAAAACTGAAGTAA